CAGCAGTTAAAAATAACATTGACTGTAATATGTGTCTTGTTGCTGTGTTTGAATTAGCAGCTGCTAGCTTTTGTACACCAACTAAAGCGTTACGATCTGGAGTACTAGCATCTCTTGCTTCGTTTAATCCGGTTACATCACGTATCATTTGTAAATAATAATTATACGTTTGTATTAGAGCTTGTAACTTACCTCCATTAACACCGTTGTTTATTTGTTGTATCGGTACTTTACCTGGATTTTGATCACCATCTGATGTAAAACTTCTACCTATAACACTACCAGTTTGGAAGAACATATTTAAAGCTTCTTGTGGATTGTAATTTGTTCCATTACCTAAATCTATTTCAGCTAAACCATCTGCATCTAAGTAAACACCATCAGGTACCATACGAGACATAACTTGCTGTAACTTTAAATGTGTTAACTGTATCATATCAGCAAAACCAGTTATTCTACCTACTAAACTCTCTATTCTACCTTCATACATACGAGGCGCTGTTATCTGGTAACTCATTTTAACTTTACTAAAATCAGAGTCTGATCTCATCATATTAGGCATCATACGCCATCTTAAAAGTTTATTAGAACCTAATAAATAAACACCTTCAAATAAAGCTTCAACAGATCTTTCTAGTTTACTAAAATCTCCTTCTTTATCTTCTGGTGGATTAAACGTATCATCTTTTTCAATAACTTTTTCTAAGCCAGCTGCAGTTTTCTTTAATTTATAAACATCGTTCATGTGTGTTTTAAAATTAAAATATAAAACGTGTATCTTGTTTTTATCTCTATGAGCTGATCTTCTGAGTGGATCTTGACCTTTATCAACTATTTGTTTTATATCTGGTTCAGTTAGTCCTGGAAACTCTTTTACAATTTCATTTATCGGTAATTCTTTTACTTCACCAACATAATATAAATCATCAAAGTATGGAGACTCAGTGTGTGAATAAACTAAATTAGCTGGATCAACATATTTTATTTTAGCACCTTCACTAAAATCAAAAGTAGTTTTTGTAGCACTTATACCTAACGTTGTTAAATCATATAGACATCTTCTTCTTATTAAGTCATAATCACTATTTTCCATTAAAACATTTATAGCTTGTTCTTCTGCTAACTCAACAGCTTGTTTATAATTAAGCTGCATATGTAGTTTTAATTCTTCTTCAGAGTCTGGTAAGCTTTCTTTATCATTTTCATATAAGTTCATATTAAATTGTTGAGCAACTAAATCGTTAAACTCTTTTGATCTTATATCTCTTAATACAGACTGCATATATTCAGTACGCTTGCTAACACCATAATCATCTTGTGAAAAGCAATTTATTTCATATGATCTTTGCGCCATACCATTTACAACGATATCTACGAACTTTGGTATAATAGGCACTGGCTTCCAGTCTAAGTTTAAATAAGATAAATCACCATTTATAGATAATTCATTTTTATATTTTTGAACAGACTGCTCGCCTCTTGCGTATAGTCTTAATTTATGAAAAGTATTTAAAGTGTGTTCAAACTTTGAGTTATGTCCGTTAAACCACTCGTATCTTATCGCTTGAGCAACCTTTAAACCATATTCATTACTAACTTTTTCAAAATCACTTACCGCTTGTGACGGAAAGTTTATATGCGAATACATCATACCTTTTTATTTATAATTCTAGATGATAGTCCTTTGTTATTATATTTTGCTATATTTAGGTTTAAAGCGGTTTTTTCTTTTTTAGGATTTGGTCTATACATATGTCTGTTACAAGCCATTATAGCTAAACCAGAACTTATAGATGCATCATGTCTAGTTCTTCTATTTATATCAAACTTAGACCAGTCATTTAGTGTTTCGTTAAAATACATACCACCGTAAGTATTATCTTCTAACATACCTACATGATCGTTAATATACATTTCAATAGCTGCTGCGTGAGCTTGCTTTATATCTTCACTTGAGTTTGGTACTCCACCTATTTCTTTTTCAGTTGTTGATAACTTATTCCATATTTTATCTGGTCTGTTCATACTAAAACCTCTGTAACCCCTTCTTCGTAAATAGTATAATAATCTTGGTTTGTTATTTTCTGCAAGTAGTGGCATACCATAAAATACTAACGCCATTAACACGTCTTCAAAAAACATATCAGCTGTTTGTGGTCTAGCTATATATTCTAAAAAGAAAGTGTTTGCTGGTGCATTTTCCATTGAAAACTTAGTTAAACCATGCAATGCACCTTTCGATCCAGTACCATCAACTGTACCTGATATGTCGTATGAGTCACAACCAAAAGCACCAACGTGTTCATTGCCTGGATATCTAACACCATTTTTTAATATAACACTATTTTGCATGTTGTTATCAGGAAACCAACTTATTTTAAACCTACCATTTGGATCTGGATTAAAAACAACTCTTGTATCTTTAACACCGTTTGTCCATTGAAAGTTGCCAATACTTAGTGTTGTCTCGTTTCTATTACCTTCGTTGTAGTCTATTTGTTCGTATATCTTAATTAAGTTAAATATACTATTTTTAGTTTCATCTCTAAACGCATGCTCTTCAGTTCTCGGAAACTGACGATAAAATTCATTTAAAGCATCTTGGTCATCACGTAAACCATCAGCTTCGTTCTCCCAGTGGTTTATAACGCCATAATCTATTTCTAGTCCTTGTGGATCAAATGTTTGTTGTTCAGGATTAGTGAACACAGGTCGTCCGAATTCATCAATGAATCCTTCATAATTCCATTCCATAGGAATAAACAAAGAATATAATCCCGACTTAGTTTGTCCATTTCTGTTGCGCTTGGTAACATCTGAATCATTGTACAAGTTTTTAAAATTATCACCTCCTTTATCTAACGCGTTACTTGTACTACCCATCATACACTTACCAACAACTCTACTACCTAAACGTAAACAAGTTTTTGTAACTCTCCAGTTATTTTTTATATTATCAGGTCTTTCCCACTTGCCACTTTCATCGTGAACTAATAAGTTTAATTTCTCGCCATCATAACTATTATCACCCGTATTCTTCCAGTCTATAGTTGTATCAAGACCTTCAACATCATCCATCTCTTCACGTTCACGTATTTTTTTACGTGTAAACTTTTTAGCTGGCACTCTATATGCTAGCTCTGACTTTGGCCTGTCCATACCATCTTGTATAGGTTTAAAAAAGAAAGGGTAGTTTAAACTTATTGGTACTACTTTGTCTGTAAACATTTTCTTTGCATCAGCACCTGATTTAGATAATATACCAAACCTACTATCACTAGCAAGTGTAGCTAGATTAACTGTTTCAGCAGAACTCATAAACGAAAAACCTGATCGTCTATTTTTTAAGTAACACATACCATAACATCTAGCATCTGCTTTACAAGCTTCCCAGAATATAAAAAACAGTTTATTTGCTTCTCTAAAATCTGGCGCACCTACATCTATTTTGCTCCACTGTAAATACATATAATGAGAGCCTGTTATATATGTTGGTTCACCTTTGTTCATAAACCAAAAACCTTCTTCTCTTCTTTTAAACTCTTCATCTATATAACCGTAGTGTTCTTCTTTAAAATCAAGAGAATAATCTTGCCAATCAAATACTGTTTTAATTTTTTTAAACTCAGGCTTGTCTGTAAATCGTTTCCACTTTTGCTCTGACTTTATCTTACTACAAGAATATATTTCTTTTGGTTGTTTTGGTAAAGCTATTTTTAAACCTTGTATTTCAACAACATCACCTATCATACCAGTCTTTGATATAACAACAACATCGTTTTCTTTATTATAACCATACTTCCACTTTTTAGATTTATTTAATCTTTTTATAGTGTTTATACGTATTGGTTCTATTATTTTATATAAACTTTGCTCGTACTTCATTTTGATCTACCTTCTGCAAAACCTTTAAATGTTGTTTGCTTTTTTTCTTGAACTTTACCTTCTATTATATTTTCTTCTTCGTGTATACGATTAAGTATTTCAAACGCATCAAATATAGCTAGCTTTTTAGTTGCTGCTGCATTTTTTAATCTGTCAGCTGATATATCATCATCACTATCAACTATAGGTTCTTTAGCAACTTTAATAAGTTCTTCAACGGCTTTGCGCCCAGCTTGGATTATATTCTTTTTCGTCTCCTTTATATTCATATTTAATTGTAATAAATTTATTTAAAACTCTATATAATCTTTCACTGTTTATAACAAATTCATATTCACTATTAGGTGTAAAGCCAACTAAAGTATTTATATCAAAAGTACCGTCGTTATATTTTATAATACCTATAAGAGATCTTTCTGTTTCTTTAACAAACTTATCATTTGATACTATAGGTTTTACAAAACTATAACCAGGCATAGCAGACCAACTAGCTTTTTTATATAAGTATATTTGATCTTTTGATATTATATATTTGTCTTCTTTCCAATAAGATCTACTATTTTTTTCTCTACCTTTAACATCGTGCCATCTTCTAAAAACATTATGATGTATTATAACTTCATCACCAACACTTATAGGTGTTTTATATAAAAGTGGTATAGATACAACTTTTGCTAATCTGTTTATATACTGATGATTAAATATTTCAGTGTTTAATATTAATTCTTTGTTATCGACTCGCTTAACATTATTATAACGCTCGCCAATAGGAGAAACAATAAAATCTTTATAACCATCCATTAGTACTCTAAGTTATACTCAACTGATATAGCCATGTTTTTATTAAAGTCTTTCCAAGGTATAACAACTTTTTCTTTTTTAATATAAACACAGTACTTATCTTCTTCTTCTATTATATCACAAATTTTATGACCACCATAAACTTCTTGATTAACAGAGTAATGCATAGAGTCGTTCTTATAATCTTTACCTATAGTAATTTTTCTTATAATATTATTTTTCATCTTTAGGCCAATTAATAGTTCCGTCTGTCAAGTTAATATCGTAACTACCATATTCTTTCAGCATTTTATCTTGTAGCAGAGAAACAGTATCATTGCCTAAAGCTATTTCGTGTAACAACTTATGCTTTTGAGTTTCTAATCTACCTATATTAAATTGAAGACTATTTATTTTATTTACCGCATCTAGTAATTGATCTAAATGCTCTTTTGATATTTTGTCAACTCTTGGTTTAAGATCAACAACCTTTTCTTTTTTTGCCATAATTTAATTTAATTTAATTTGTTTTTATTTTATCTTTCAAATCCAAGTCTTATTCTTATTGGATTAGCATTTACCAACTCGTCATCATCAGCTAAGTCTGTTCCACCAGCTATAGGCGCATTTAATGTTATTGTACTAGCTGTTACAGATTTAACAGTACCTAAAGGAGAATCTACGTCATGCACATAAACAGTATCACCAATAGAAAACATAGTATGAGCTTTAACACCATCAACAGCTATAGTATCTTCTGTATCACTTGTTATAGCACCATTAACTATTACACCCGTTTGAAAACCTCTTGCAACAGAATCTAAAACACCCATTACATAAAGTTTATCAAAACCAACGTGTGATCCACTTTCAGGTTCAAAATCCATAATAATAGGTAAGCCCGCAACAGATCCTGTGCCTGTATTACCAGGTCCTAATGTTAAACTTGTATTATATGAAAATCCAAAAGCAAAAGAATCTGAATTATATATATGAGCATCAGGATCTAGTAAGCAATTACCTATAAGTTTATCTCTATAACCATTTGCGCTTTCACCAACAGTAGCAGAGCTAAAAGCAGTTCCTACAGTTCCCATAGACTGAGGCGCTTGACCATTTGTCGACTTAGCGAAAAAAAGACTAATACCAGACTTACCAGAAGCGTGTGTACTAGAATCTTCACCATTAACTAAAGCGTATACAGTTCTTAAAACACTAGTTCCTCTAGGTATATCTACCGCTGTCCAATCAAATAATATATCATTTATACCAATATCTATATGGGCTTTATTAGATGCTATTATGTTTGAAACATCACCATTAACTATATCAGGTATTACGTCTACTGTAAAAAAATTTTTCATTTTATTTTTTATTTATTTGTTCATTTTTCTTTGACGATCCTCCAAAGAAGAAGTCGACAACTGTGTTAACTTTGGCGCTCATAGCACCGAATATTGTTGAGATGAAACTAATTTCAAACTCACCTAAGTTTATTTCTTTAACTACAAAGACTTTATCT